TCGGGGTGCAAAAGAAGATACTTCGCGAGGCAAAGGGAGCCACGCGAACTGCTGTTCAGGGAACGAGCAGGGTCAGTATTTTCCAGGCCCAAGCCACCGAGGTGGGTGGGGAGCCACCAATCGGTTACCCAACCGGGTCCCTGAGAGAGCCGAAGAACGGGCCCCCAGGAGCGGAGGAAGAACTGATTGAGTTCGTGGCGGCGAGGGCCTTGCACACCTGCCAGCCAGGCCTGTTGTAGGCCCGGCAAGATCGCATATCCCTCCGGCGAAAACAGCCCGTGAATAGAGTTGAGCTCACGGTAGCGCTGAAAAGCCGGAAGGGATAGAAGAGGATCCTTGATGTCGGCGGGGCAGTAACGGCCCACCGGACCAAGGTAGTCGGGATTCTGCCAAGGAGAGACTCGGAAATTGTTCCGCAGAGTGGCACACTCAGAGGTCGGTCGGAACGGACACGGCATGAGGTGGACATACTTAGAGTCATTGGCGAAGAAAGCTTTCTCCCGATCACGAAGCGTGGTAGTTTCCTCCCACTCACGACTTCGATCCCGTCGATTCCAGGCGGAACGGCAGACCTCCAGCTCCCACCACCGATTGCAGGGGTGAGAGCCAGTAGAGGAAAGGCTGCCGATCTGGGTCGGAGGTCCCTGGGCAATGGAGGCACAACGTCGACGAGTTCCGGACTCCGCCATGGGGCGGGGAACTGACCTACCTGAAAGTTCGAACATGCAAGAGTTCAGAACCAGGAAGTCTGGGGAAGTAAAGTTCTTACCCACGGAGAAGACGAGGCCACCCATCCGAGTGACGACCTTCCAGATCTCATATCCCAAGACATCGGTGACAAAGCCGACGTCATCCCCATTGATGAGGAGGGGAAAGGAGTTGAGATCCATCTGGCCAACGCGCCCATCCCTAAGCTCGAGAGAGTATCGAGTCAGGGCAGCGTTGATGATGCAGAGGATGGGAAAGGATGTTGGGGATCCCATCAACTGACCATTTTGTTGCGGAGCAGAGTCTTTTCCACAGTGCAACGTGTGGCCGACGAGCGATCGTCGGAAAAGCTCAGCAACATGGGGTGGCATTCCCGTCTCCTCCGCAATTGTATCGGCAGCGGTAGAAGAGAGAAGGGCGGAGATCAAGTCGGTTGCACTCTTGTAATCTCCGCTCACCAGGAACTCGCCCGGGGCTA